AGTCCTGCTGGGTTCTTTGCCTTCTCTATTCTTGCTTCCATTATTTCAAAATACTCTTTTTCTCGTTCTATCATAATGTAATTTCGTTCACCCATTACTGCTGCAATTCCTGTTGTTCCGCTTCCTGCGAATGGGTCTAATACTATATCACCTTTTCTACTCCCCAAAACCAATAAATATGAGAATAAGGTTAGTGGTTTGCAAGTTGGATGTATATTTTTTCCATCTTTAATACCATCACTCTTTTCTCGTTTTGAAGCTTTCGGCACAATTAAAAACGGAAATGTCTTTTGGACTTCTTCTGGTAATTCATTAAAATATCGTTTCCACCATTCGTCTAAACTGAAGTATCTACTGAAGTCTCCTTCATCTCCGTATCCTGGATCCTCTGCAAATCCTTCGTCTTTATGTGCCCAACCACCACTATACATATCGTTTGTATTCTGGTATGAACGACCACCACTTGATTTTGTGGTTTTACCTTGATCAAGTATTCTATCACTCACTAATAAGTTTGCTGCAAACCTACCCATCGGTGATGCATCTGCAGTGTCGTTTTCTTCACTCTTAAATCCACTTGTCTTGAATACATTATCTTCTGAACGTGGTTGTCTTTTAGTGGTTTTTCTCATAGGTGGTTCATCCACTTCAACTATTTTAGTTGCCTTCTTTCCCCATAGATTTCTACCATCACTCATTGGTTGGGTTTCACCTGGTTTACCATATCGAATATCCATTCTGCCATAACCACCTTGTGGAGTATCATTCATTCCTGTGAATGGAATACGGCAGTCGTCGAGCCACGTACAAGAACGTCCCTGTGTTGTAAATTGTGCTAAATTAGGTTTCTTAAATTTACCACTCGGTAATCTTTCTATTTTTAGTTCTATACCTTTATAGTTTATTTTATATGTTCGGTCTTTTTCCCGCATGTATTTCGTGCTCCCATAATCTTATTATTTCATAACCGTTATTCGGGGAAATAAAAATTTGTATTGCAATTCTTACACTTCACTTTTATTTTTTTCTTCATAGTATTTCTCCATACGCTTTTTCCTTATCTTTTCTGCGTTTTTGAGATAATATTTACGAGACTTTATTCTATTGGCCTCTTTTCGTTCTTCTTCTGTTTTATATTTTAACTTTCTTCCCATATTATCTCTCTACTATAAATATAAGTAATTACAAAAAAGTAATAACATTTTTACTCATTTTCCCAAATAATTTCATCTAAATCATATTGAGATTTTAACTCATCTGTTATTTCAAATAATGCTGTATCTTCTTCCACAAATCGGGATCTTATTTGTTCTACATAACCACCCTTTTCTAATGGTTTCATAGCAACTATGACGCTCTCCCAGGCTGGCTTTACCTGGTAACCAGCATACGCACCTTCCGCTCTTCGTGCCATTTCTGTTGCTGGTAATGTAATATCCACTTCACCACTTGCTTGATTATTTGTTGGTGAAAATGCAAAGTCTTTACCTGTTCCTAATCCAGATGACCTTTTACCGATTACTTCACGTTCTGCTCCCATAAATAATTTCTCAAGATTTTTAGCAATATGTTTCTTTTCTAAATCATCTTTTATATCATCTTCGTCATAACCAATAACTTTCTTTATCACTTCCCACTTTTCTAATGTGGGTATTGCAATTCCCCAACTATCATCTGTTCTAATTTCTTTTCGTAAATAACCACAAGCATTAAACCCACATTCTTTATTTATCTGTGCTTTAGTTTTACCACTTTCTTTATATAGTTCTGCAAGTTTATCTTTAATCTCTATAAGTGAAGTTCTTTGACGACCTGCATGTTTGTCGAAATGTTTGCCCACGTTCATTGCTTTCGGGAAACCAGTGGCATAACTCCAGGCAATAGGAGTAAAACTTATATTAAATCCAGCATCTTCTAATAATATACACATTCTACTGTGAACATCAGAACGAGGTGCCGACATTACAAATGCTAATCCACCTGGTTTTAGAACACGTACACATTCCTTAAATATCTCTATATCTGGGAGGGCTTTATCCCAATCTTTGCCCATGAAGGAAATCGAATACGGGGGATCACACGCCATAAGATCGACACTATTATCTGAAAGTTCTTTTAATTTCTCTTTACTATCCCCAAGTATCAACTGACTTTTAACTAATCCACCAATTTCTCCTTGTGTTTTTTTCATACAAATTTCCTTATTGAACTTGTTTTATTTATTCTATTCTGTGCAGTCTCAAAATGTTTCGGGTTTATTTCCATACCAATAAAATCTAACCCTTCTTTTTTACAAACTACTCCAGTTGTTCCACTGCCCATAAAATTATCTAATACTATATCACCTTCTTTTGATGCTACTGCTAATATTCTCTCCACCAACCCTTCTGTCATTTGTGTTGGATGTACTCTTTCTTTTTTTGGAATAGCGTGTGGAATATGCCATACTGAACTTAACGGATCGTGTATTCCACAATCTTCATTTAAATATATATCTGGTCCTTTTGACAAATGATAAACTATTTCGTAATCTAAATGAAATCGTTTTTTGGTAGAATCGAAAGAACCTGAATACTTCCAAATAATAAATGACTTAAAATCTAATAACTGAAATCCACTTGTAAACTCTAACCAATGTGCAGTTTTTAATAATTTATTATGTGTCTTACTTTTAACATTAAAGAATAGTTGTCCCCCATCTTTTAATACTCTTGCATATTCCTTAAATACTCCATCCATAAAGTCTGAATATAACTTTAAAAATAATACATCTTTAGTTTGTGCTGCATACCCCGCTCCACTTACATCTTCATATGGAGGTGAAGTAATAATTAAATCAATACTATTATTATCCAATTTTTTTAATTCTTCTAAACAATCACCGAGTATAAGTTTACTGGTCTCCATATAACCGTCTCCGTTTATTTTCTCTTTGTTTTTGTCGTTTTTTCTTTAAGTAGCGTTCTTTTGCCTGTCGCAATATCTTCTCTTTATTGCGTTGGTAGTGTTCCATCTGCCACTTCTTTTGAGCATCTTTCAACTCATCTTTTGTTTTATATATTTTTTTTCTGCCCATTATTCAATTTTGCAAATCTGTTTAATTTAGACCAAGTTTGCATTAACCAACTTTCAAGGTTCGGAAGTGCACCAAACATTCTATCAGAAATAAACATACTCTGAAACTTTGGTCGTATCATTTCTGGCATTTTACCATTCACTATTTTGTTTATTTTTAGTTTTGCCTGTCCACTAATATCCACTTCATCTAACTGCATCAATTTATAATTTAATCTTAATTTAGCTTCACTATCTGAAACATTATCGTATATCTTTAATCCTTTATTTTCACTTGCAGTTTTCAGTAAATCATCAATACTTACATCTACATTTTCATCTAATAATTGTGGAAATCTCTTTATTGCTGTTTTTAACCCAACTCCCATTACTCCTGGTATATTATCCGATTTATCCCCTTCTAATAATCTGTAAGTGAGGAAGTTATTTGCACTAATCTCATATTCTTCTTTTAGATTATCAGGTTTATAGAGTTTCTTTTTAGTTGGACTCCACACCGATATTTTATCATTCACAAGTTGCAAGAAATCTTTGTCTGTGCTCATAATGATAGAATTACTTTCAGGAAGGAGTTGTTTTATGGTATAAGCAATAACATCATCTGCCTCCACATTATCTATAGATAAAATAGAAACTGGAAGTGTTTCTAAATACTCTACACAACGGGATAATTGCATGAGCATAGAATGTCGTTCATCGTCTATATTCTCAAAATCATTTACCCGGTTGAGCCTGATTTTAGTTGTTCGTTTTGCCTTATATTCTGGATAAAGTTTACGGCGACGATTTGAACCACCTTTTCCATCAAATACTATAATGGTTCTGGTAGGTCCTAACATTTTAACAGCATAACCAAGTGATTTTAAGAATCCAGAAATTCCTCCGATATGGATACCATCGTCATTTGTAGTCGGGATAACTGAAAAAACCCTAATAAATAAATTAAGTCCGTCAACTACCAGCACCTTTTCATTTGGATCACTACTTTCTACTTCACCACCATGCTTCTTTATCTCATCTAATATAGATAAATATCTACCATTACTCATTTATTTTCTCATCTATAGTTAAAACAGGAAAGTGGGTATATATCTATTTATATTTTGAACTCGTCGTATAATTCATCATCACATAACCAAAATAGTCATACACCCATTTTTCTCCTGCTACCCCAAGTAGATTTTATGACTTAATAGTCTCTACTTGAACAGGTAAATTATTCTACACCATCCAATTCTTCAGTATATTCCACATCATCTATACCAAGTTCTGTAGTTTGGTATTTTAATATAGATACATCACATATTTGATTGTATAAATACTTTTCGAGTCCATCAATTTCATCTAATTTTGTTTCAAAATCCTTAGATTGAAATTTAATTTTTTCACCATTATATTCTATTGTATACCAAGCACCACCCTGTTTAACAAGTTTGTGATCCTTGAGAACTTGAAGCCAACTACCTTTATCATCTATTCCAGAATCAAAATATAAGTTAAAGTCAGCGTGACGAAGTGGAGGTCCTAAACGATTTTTTATTATCTGTGCCCTACATTTCATGCCTATTACATCATTCTTTGTTCCAACTTTAATTTGTCCCATATTCTTTAACCGAATACGAGTTGAAGAATGAAACGGAAGCGCTTTGCCACCTGAAGTGGTCCACGGATCACCAAACATCACACCAAGTTTTTGTCTCAGCTGATTTGTGAATACGAGAGCAATTCGTTCTCGTCCTATCATTTGAGTAATCTTTCTCATTGCCTTTGAAACAATGATTGCCTTACTTGTTGCCCAGCCGTCTTTTTCAAAATCAGCTTCCATTTCTACTTTTGTGGATGCTCCCGCTAAACTATCTACGAGAATAGTAACCAACCTATCTCTATCTGATTCCCGTATTTTAGCTATAATATTATCAATACACTCAAATATATCTTCTACCGTTTCTACATGAAGATATAATAAGTCCTGAACATTTACACCAATAGTTTCTAACCATTCTCTACTAACTGAAGTTTCTGTATCTATGTAAACTGCAATTCCACCCTTTTTCTGGGTTTCTGAAAGAATGTGAGTTCCTATAAGTGATTTACCACTACTTTCTAATCCGTTAATTTCTGTAATTCTACCTACAGCAATTCCGCCGTTTGGACGGTTTGAGATTGCTAAATCCAAGATAGAGGATCCAGTAGAAACGAACTCTTTAATATCCGTTGGAGTTGCGTTTGATCCATCGAGAAAATACGCAACTTTTGTATCTTTGAACTGTTTGTTTAGACTATCAGCAAGAACTTGTGCTAATTCGTCTTTAACTGCTACAGACATATAATTCTCCTAAAATTATATGGTGGTTGTATCCGGCTTTATAAACGTTACGTCGCACACAATCGGTTTTATTAGTTGTTGGCTTCAACAACCACCACAAGTTTACCTACTTATTGAATAAATCGTCAAATGCGTCACTCACATCAGAAGTGCTACTAACTGCACTTTCAATTGTAGAAGATACCGGCTGTGAAGTTTCTCCTGATCCTTCTTCATCATCTTCATCTTTTGGATTTAACCAATCTTGTAATGCCTCTGTAAGTTCGTCATAACTTAATTCGTTATATACTTCACGAATATCTTTTTGATCTTCAAGTAAATTAGTTAAAACTGCCTTATCTTCTGTGATTGCTGTTTGATTTGGTTTTACTCGAATGGATGTTTTTGGAAACGAAGCTCCAGTTTCTTCAGCTGTCTTGAACTCTACTACAACATCACGACCATTTACAGGATCACTAATATCACCGTAATCTGGGTCTGCTATAATTGAAAGAAGTTCTTGATATACTGTTTTACCAAAACCCCAGAACTTTGAACCTTGTCCCTCTTCACCACGAACTACTACTGGAGCGAAAGTTCTTAACTTTGCTTCCAATTTCTTACCAAGTTTCCAATCTTCACGATTTCCACTTGATTTTAGTTTATCTGCAAATTCTTCAATCGGGTCTGGACGACCAAATGATGTTGGAGACAAAAATGATTTGCCACCTAAATCATAGTGAAAGAATAATTCAATAAATGGTGTTTCTGAATTTAGTTTATATGGAAGAATTCTAATTTGAGTTTTTCCTGGTTGAGGTTTCCACAAGTTTGTAGTCCTTGTGTTTGAGGTTTGTAACTGATTTAATCGTTTACGTATTGCATCAATATCCATTTGTTTTCTCCTATTATATTATTTGTTATTTGTTATTTAGTAATGGTCGTAACCATTCATACTAATATATATCAAGTTTTTTTATAAAAACTCAATATATTTTTGTTATTTACTCTGTTGTTGTAACATTTTTTGCTACTTCACCCTTTTGTCCTTCACCGACTTCAAACGATACTTTTTGACCTTCTTCTAAGGTTCTAAAACCATCAGTTTTAATTTCGGAAAAATGGACAAAATAATCTTTGGTGTCGGTTGTTGCCGTATCGGATATAAAACCATATCCTTTTTTAGGATCAAACCACTTGACTGTTCCTGTATTCATTTTGTGTTTCCTATTGTTTATTATTAAAAAAATTCTATTTAAGTTCTATAAATTCGCATCCAAGAAAATCTATAATTTCTTCTTTCCGTCTTTCATCTCGTTCTTTTTGATTTTTATGGGATTTTTCATAGTATTCTATTACTACATTTTTATCTTCATCATACCCATTATATATATCAAGTAAATTCGCCAAAATCGATTTTATTTTTATTTTTTATTATGAATTAAATCCAATGCTAACGAATGTGAAAATCTACCTGCTTTTGGACCACCATTCACTTTACCATCACTTTCACCTGGAACTTTTACCCACAAGAATGCATCCACCAATTCATTTCCAGTATTCGTAGTTGGAAATTCACCTATTGACCGTCCATATGGATTGAAGTGATCCCGTGTTGCACCGTTTCCATTACGTGATGTATCTATAATGAAATGTTTATTCTTTAATCCTTTACTTATAGACTTTCCATATTTAAGACAGGTTGAAGTTGCGTAATAATTACTGACGTTTATACTGAATCCTCTTATCTTATTTATATCACACATTCTTAAATATGAACTTGCCTTTGAAACTGATAGCCAACCTGGATTTCCTATGTCTAAATATACTATTGCGTTTGTCTTACTCAATAACTCTACTGACTTTTTAACTAATTTTAATCTCTGTAATCCATCGTGTAATCCTAAATCTTCCATGTGTGGAATACAATCAGGTTCATATATTACTATTGGTTCGTTATCACCAAGTGCGTCACAGAACTCACGTATGAACTTTAAGTATTCTTTATCACTTTCTGCACCACCTTTTGAATGGTGTCCTAAATCTCTATTTGGTATTGAGTATATTACTAATACTGGTAAGTATGGATTTACCCTCTCCAACAACCGTATGATTGAACTTTTCGTTTTTCGTATGGTTCTTTTTGGACCCACCCCGAACCAAAAGGCTGTCGGTTCTCGTGTTATTTCTTTTATCTGTGGGTGTTCTTTACAAACTTCTTTTCGATTATTCCAATCTGGATAATAAAACCTATAATTCATTTTTTAATTTTTAAGATCATTCTCCCAAGTATCGACATTTACGATAGTATAAATTCTTGTATGAATTTTATTTAATCCTTCATCATTTACTAATAATAACTGATTTTGGTATTCTTCCCAAGGAACAGGAAATGTTTTGTCTAAAATACCATTATTCTTTTCTCTTATAATCTCATTTAATGAATTAATAGTATAAAGTGTATTGGTTTGTTTCTTTCGGTGTAATGCTATCGTGTCGATACCTTCTATAAAATTGTCTTGGTTTTGTGGTATGTTATAAGTACAAATCAACTGATGATGATCATCCTCGTTTGCAAATACATAAATTTTATTGAAAACTATATCATGGCATTCTATGATTAG